TTTTACTATTATGATGTTAATTCATCTGCACAATGTTCTTGGAATGATGTGGGAACTAATTTTTTTGTGCTTCGTAGTAATTTTGCCAATAATCCACTTGGTTTTGAGTTAGGAAATCTACCCTATAACAATGCTTACTATCTAAGATGCTCAACTCCAAATGCAACTAAAAAATGGAATACCCCTGTATTAATTAGACATTCAGGTAATACCACAATTGATTCGAACGGTTTTCTCAAAGCCGCGTCACCAGTAGTTAAATTGTTTGCAGATAAAATTGAACCTAACGATGAAGCCGCAGAACAGCCACTTTCATTTGAGAAACTAGACATTGGGCATTATCTAGTAAAAGGGTCATCTGGTTTCGCTAAAGAAGGCTGGTGGATTGAAATTCCTACCGACACTCATGGCAATAAGATTTGTGCAGTTGAATATCAGACCTTGGAAAATGGTGATCTTGAAATTAAGACATTCAAGAAAAAGCTAAATGATGAAGGCGATATTGTTGCAAATCTCGATGCACCAATTGATATACCAACGAATGTAAATGGCGAGCCACGCTGGATCGATATTCGATTAAACAGCATTAAAAAGACAATCGTTAGAAAAATTCCACGTACTGAAAAACAACCGCGTATGGTCCAGCAAGTAAAATATGCACCGCAATTGACCTATATCACTAAATACGAAGATTTATTTGATGATGAAGGAAAAGCTGTAATTGTGGATGGCAAGAATTATAAAAAGCCAGTAACTCACATTCAAACTGATCAAAACGGTACGCCTATTTTGTCGAATCAACCAGTCATTAATGAAAATGGTGAGCCAGTTTTTGAATGGGTTCAAGCAGTTGATAGTGAAGGAAATCCTGTTTTTGATGATGTGCCAGTCTTAGACAAAGATGGAAATCCAATCTATGAAGAGGTGACTTATGACCCTGAATAGTGATTTCCAGAAGCTATATGTAGATGGGTTAATTCACTTGTATGAATTAGATGCCAGCTCACTTGGAGCTGGCATCTTGCGTTTTCACGGGCATATTTCTTTTCAAGACTGGGAGAAAATCTACTCTTCAATTGGTTCCGAAGGTTTAATTGGTGCCGACTCTGGCAGTATTGGAAAGATATTTGATATTGGTGACCAGAAGGTATGGAACCGCAATATTATTTGGCAGGGACAAATTTTTGAGCCAATGGCACTTGATGTGTCTGGTCTTGAAATGCGTTCAGATGGTAAAGCTTCAGCGCCCACTTTGAGCATGGCGAACAACATTAATGGTATCCAGAATGCAGTTTCTGCTTACTGTTTGCAATTTAAAGACTTTGCTGGGGCTAAGCTTAAAGTCATTACGACACTTGCTAAATACTTAGATGCTGAGAACTTTACAGCAGGTAATCCAACTGCATCGAATGAATCAAAAGAGCAAATCTGGTACATCGAGCAAAAGACATCTGAAAATGCACAACAAGTGACTTTCGAGCTGTCCAATCCAATCGATTTTGAGGGTTTGAAAATCCCAGTTCGACAAATTACTTCACTTTGTCATTGGTGCATGGTCGGGAAGTATCGGGGCGAAGAGTGTGGTTACACAGGTGTTGCAATGTTCACTGATAAAGATGAGCCAACAGATAATCCGGCACTTGATCGATGCGGAGGATGTTTACGTTCTTGCCGATTGCGATTTGGTGAAAATAAGCCATTGCCTTTTGGCGGGTTCCCTGCATCAAGTTTATTGTGAGGTTTTATGAAACTTACAGCAAAAACCAAAAAAGCAATCATGGCGCATGCTGATGAATGCTATCCGCTTGAATGCTGTGGTGTGATTGTTGATAAGCAATATATCGCTTGTCGCAATATTGCCGAACAATCTGATCAGTTTGAAATACATCCCGAAGACTTGGCAAGTGCTGAAGATCAAGGCGAAATCTTAGCTTATGTGCACTCTCATCCAGATGGAACAACAAAAGCTTCGGAACTTGATCTGATTCAAATTGAATTACATCAAAAGCCGTGGGTAATTTGTTCGTATCCGGATCTTGATTTTCAAGTCTACGAGCCTTGCGGTTATCGCGCCCCTTTAGTGGGGCGTAATTATTTTCATGGCTGGCAAGATTGCTATGCGCTTGTACGTGATTTTTATAGTCGTGAATTAGGTATAGAGCTTATGGATTTTAAGCGGGATGATGCATGGTGGGAAGATAAAGACCATCCATCACTTTACCTTGAGAATTATGAAAAAGCGGGCTTCTATGAAGTGGACACTCCGCAATATGGAGATATGCTGGTTTGTCGTGTTGGGCGTACTGAACATCCCAATCATGCGGTTGTTTGGCTGGCTAATAATGGACAGCTTAAATCGGAGCAAACTGAGCAATGCATAGGTTCAAGCTTAATTCTGCATCATCCGTATAACAGAAAGTCAGTACGCGAAATTTATGGCCAACAGTGGAAAGATCGCACGGTAAAAATCTTGAGGCATAGAGATGTTAAAAACAATTAAGTTGTACGGCATCTTGGGCCAAAAGTTTGGTCGTGAATTTAAGCTCGATGTCGCAAATACGCGTGAAGCCATGCGTGCTTTATCAGTTCAGATCGCTGGCTTTGAACACTTCATGACACATGCCCATGAACAAGGGTTGGCTTTTGCAATTTTTCTTAAAGGCAAAGGTTCAGGCAATAAGCGTGGCAAGAAGCGCCCAGCAATTTACGATCATGAAACAAAGCGCTTAATCACTGGTGACAATATCGGTGAAGAGCAGCTTGATATGTCTACTGAAGCCGACATTATTCACATCGTCCCGCGTGTAATGGGAGCTGGTGGTAATAGTGGAGTTTGCAACTTGTACTTGGTGCGATTCTGATAGCTGCTTCATTTATACCAGGTATTGGTCAGGCTGCTCAGGTTGCATTGATAGGTGCAGGTGCTGGCATGGCTATGGGAGGGGTTGCATCAATGCTCATGCCAAAAATTGATAATACTCAAGACCAAAACCAAGACGGCAACCGTGCCAACAAAGGCTTTGGCGGTGCAGTAACTACAGTTGCACAAGGTAATCCTGTTCCAATTCTTTATGGTCAACGGGAAATCGGCGGCTTCATTATCAGTGCTGGTCAATATCCTGAAGATCAGATGTAGATTTTAATTATTTAACAGGCGCTTTCTAGCGCCTTTTTTATTGCGTGAGATTTCTTATGAATGCAGTAGTAGGCGCAAAAAAAGGCAGTAAAAAACAACGGCAACCTGTCATTTCACCAGATTCAGCCCAATCAAAAACATACATTAAGGTTCTATATGGTTTAGCTGAAGGTGAAATTGAAGGTTTAGCAAATGGATTTCAGTCACTTTTTTTAGAAGAAACTCCACTTCAGAACGCAGATGGAAGCCTTAACTTTGAAAATGTAAAAGTTGATTTTAGAAATGGTACCAATGATCAGGAATACATTGAGGGCTTCCCAGCAGTCGAAAGTGAAACTGCCATCGATGTGGAGTTAAAGTCTGAAACGCCATGGGTTCGAGCTTTTAGTAATCTTGATCTCGATGCAGTACGCCTGCGCTTAAAATGGGGTCCTTTGCGTACTCAGAATGCTACAAATGGTGATGTATCAGGCGTAACGATCGAATACGCAATCGATTTACAGACTGATGGAGGGGTCTGGACTGAAGTACTAAAAACCAAGATTTCAGATAAGACTTCTGCAAATTATGAACGCGCTCATCGTATTGATTTGCCTCGAGCTGACTCAGGTTGGCTCATACGTGTTCGCAGACTTACTCCGAATTCAACTTCAGAGTATGTCAGCGACAAGATGTATATTGCAGCTGTTACAGAAGTGATCGATGCGAAATTACGTTACCCAAATACGGCTTTGCTTGGTCTTCAATATGATGCCGAGACTTTTGGAAACGTTGCTAAAGTTGCTGCAGATACAAAGGGAAGAATTCTAAAGGTTCCTACTAACTACAATCCAGCTACACGACAATATGTCGGGATGTGGGACGGTACTTTCAAAGAAGCCTATTCTAATAACCCGGCATGGATCTATTACGATATATGCACAGTAGACCGTTATGCTTTGGGTGACCGCTTAACTCCACTCATGGTTGATAAGTGGTCTTTATATCGCTTAGCTCAATATTGTGATGAGCTGGTACCAGATGGCTTGGGTGGAGAAGAACCACGCTTTACTTGTAACGTTTATCTTCAGAGTGCCGAAGGTGCCTTTGAAATTTTAACTAAGTTAGCAGGTGTATTCCGTGCCATCACATTTTGGGATGGCAATAGCATTATTTGTGATGCGGATATTCCTCAAGATACTTACTTCACTTATACCCGGGCTAATGTTATTGATGGCAATTTTGAATATGCAGGTACTCGTGCTCGAGACAGGCACAATGTTGTAAAAATTGCATGGGACAACCCAGCCAATCACTATAAGACTGAATATGAATTTGTCCGCGATGAAAAGGCAATTTCTGAAGCTGGCCAAGTTCGTATTTTAGAAATAGAAGCTTGGGGATGTACCTCACGAGGGCAAGCGCAGCGAGCAGGTTGGTGGGCATTAAAGTCTGAACAGTTAGAAACCAGAACTGTTAGTTTTAAAGTTGGTTTGGATGGCCATATTCCGCAGCCGGGAAGAGTTATTGATATTGCAGATCCATTGTTTGCTGGACGGGCAAACGGAGGGCGTGTGTCTAAAATATCAGCAGATCGTAAAAGCATTACGCTAGATCGTGACGACGTTGTGGCAGTTGCTGGTGACCGATTGATTATTAATGGCGAGGATGGCAAAGCTCAAACTCGAATTGTTCAATCGATCTCTGGTCGAGTGGTTACAGTTACTCATGAGTTTGATGCGATTGCAGCACAAAACGTCTGGGTGATTGATGCTCAAGACTTGGCAACAATGAAGTTTCGAGTGATTTCTATTACCCAAGATGAGCATCATCAATTTTCAGTGACTGCACTTCAATATAACCCAGCCAAATTTGATGCCATTGATAAGGGTGCTTATTTTGATGAGGTTCCGATTTCGATTGTGAACCCAACAATTCAGGATCCTGTAACAGATGTCGTTGTTACTAGTGAAAGCCGAGTTGATCAGGGCATCAACGTGGCGACAATGATTGTATCTTGGGCGCAGGCTAAGGGCGCGGTTAAATATCAAGTTGAGTGGCGTAAAGATGACGGGAGTTGGATTAAGCTTCCAATAACCGGCAACAACTCAGTCGAAGTACCAGGTATTTATGCGGGTCAATATCAAGCACGAGTAACAGCGATTTCAGCTTTTGAGATAGCTTCTTTACCAGTTTATTCAACTTTGACTGAACTCTCTGGAAAGCAAGGTTTACCGCCAAAATTGGCATTTATCCAAGCGACAGGAATCTTATTCGGTATCAAACTTGATTGGGGCTTTCCGGCAACCGGTGCGCTTGATACAGCTTATACTGAAATTGAAGTATCGCCAGATGGTAAAAGCAACATTGCTCAATTGGGCTTATTTGCGTATCCTACAACGACTCATACGATTCAAGGCTTGCAGCCAAATCTGACTCAATTTTATCGTGGCCGCTTGATCGATAGGATTGGAAACATTGGATCATGGTCGGACTGGACTCATGCGACAACTTCTGCCGATGCAACAGATGTTCTTGAGCTCTTGAATGATCAAATCAGTGAGTCTCAGCTCAACCAGGATCTTAAAACCAAGATTGATCATATTGAGACTATTGATGCTGAAATAGGTCCACTTAAGCAAGATATTCAAAATACGAAAGATCGGATTGCACAAGAAGTCATTGATCGTCAAAACGCTATTCAGCAAGCCAAAGATGGTTTATCACAGCAAATTATTGATGGTGATGAAAGTGTTCTTGAAGTTGTAGAAACGGTCAAGAAATCAAGTGATGATGGTCTTGCAGCGGCTCAAGAAAGTATTCGAGTTGTTGCAAATGATCTTTCACTTGTAGCTGAAAAAACCGATGGCGTGTATGCACAGCTTAATCCACCTTTGATTGGATCTGAATCAGATTTAATTGGAAATGATCAAGGTTTTGCTGGCACATGGTCTGTTCAATCGGCAATGATCGAGGGAGATCTTGCACTAAGTAAACGTATTGATACAACCGTTGTTGAAGTTAATGATTTACGTGCTTACGCACGGCAAGAAGTTGAAGCGCGAATTGAAGGCGATAAAGTAACAGTTCAAAAGATTGATACGTATATCGCAAGTAATGATAGCGCTCTTGCAACGGTCCGTGATTCAGCAAAAGTTGCAGTTGATAATTCAAATGTTAATGCTGAAGCAATAAAAAATATCAACATCGAGTTAAAAGACAAAGTTAGTACCGGTGCACTTGAGCAAGTTAAGTCTGATATTAAGAATGTAGATGACAAAGTTCTTGCCCAAACTACAAGGATTGATGGAGTTTACGCGCAAATCAATCCTCCATTGATCGGGTCAGAATCTGACTTAATCGGAAATGAAGGAGGTTATGCAGGTGTCTGGTCAGAGCAATCTGCTCGTATCGAAGGTGATTTGGCCCAAGCTAAACTTACTGAACAGCTTTCTGCTCAGATGAATGAGAACAATGCCGTATTCAAGCGCCAGCTTGAGGCAAATTCAAGTGCTATTTCTTCAACGATAAAAGCAACGGAAACGTTGCAAACAAAAGTCGGTGAGAATAGTGCGTCTATTCAAAATGTCAGTGAAAGTGTAGATGGCATCTATGCTCAGCAGTTTACTAAGTTCGATGTAAATGGCCATGTTTCTGGTCATGGATCAATGAACGATGGTACGACTTCAACTTTCATATTCAATTATGATGCAATTCAGTTTGGTACGCCTGTCGGTGTTGATGGTGTAGAACCTAAACCATTAATGACCCTGCAAAACACTCCGGTTACTTTGCCAAACGGTACTGTTATTCCGCGTGGTTTGTATGTCGATAATGGTAGTTTTGGGTATATCAATGCGGATCGAATCTGGGCTGATAGCTTAAGTGCTATTAGCGCTGATTTAGGTGATATTGAAGTTGATAATGCTCACATTAAAAACGGAGCAATAGACACTTTAAAAATCCAAGATGAAGCCGTTACTGTCCCTTCCGGGGTAATTAATCAAACAGAGCGTAAATTTTATTTCGCTGTTTCTAATTCAATGGCAGGTTCAGTTGGTTATACACAAGATTTAGTTACTCTTAATGTGCAAACGCAAGGAGGTAAACTAAGGATTGATGGATCGTTTGTGTTTGACTGTAAGGTCAGGATCACACAATATCCATCCTCCTACGACATTTTGAAATGTGTGACGCTAGCTTGTCGGGTATTAGTAAATGGTACTGTTGCGTACACTCAGGAAATATACCCAACATTTTATGATGGGAGCAGTACAATCCGGTTTATTGGAGTTACTGCGACACCCGTTTATATCCTACCTGCTTCCACTGGTACAAAAACAATAGTGCTTCAGTTGGCCTATATCACAAAATACTCAAATATTTATTATGGTTCATTTGTACCCCAAGGTGGCTTTGCTGATACTCCTTCAATAATCAATATGTCATCTTTATCAACATTGGAGCTTAAAAAATGACAGTATTAGTTTCAAAATATGGTGAAGTTATAGGGCATATATTTGGTAATGATGAGATGATCAAGCTAAATACACCTGAGGGATGTATAGCTTTAGATGATCCTCCTTTTCCAAATATGTTTTTTCAAAAAGGGAAGTGGGTGAGTATTCCCACTCAACCTTCGCCATATCATATCTTTAATTATGAAACAAAGAAGTGGGTGGACAACCGATCTTTAGAAGATGTGAAAAAGCATAAATGGGAGCATATTAAACAGCAACGTGATCAGTTTGAGTATGGTGGTTTTGAGTTTGATGGCGGTATTTATGATTCAGACCAAGTATCTCAAGGCCGTATCATGGGCGCTGCTGTTGCAGGTGTAGATCAAATTTGGACTTTGGCTGATAACACAACAATTGATTTAAGCGCATCACAGTTGCAGCAACTCTATGCCGCATTGCAAGCGCATATTGCAAACGCTCATGAACGTGGGCGTATTGCACGACAGAAAATTGAAGCTGCTTTGACATATGAAGAAATTGAAGCAGTAAATTTTTAATTTAGAAATTTCTTAGATAGCACCCAATACGGGTGCTTTTTTATTGCCGAAATTAGGGGGAAGGCATGACTGAAAATGAATCGTATGGGTTGAGATTTGAAAAGAAAATTGACTCCATTCAGAGTGATATCCGCATGTTGTCAGATCATGTTACTCGACTGACTTTCATTAATGAAGCGCACAAAGAGACTAGCGAACAGAACAAAAAGGATATCGATACATTGGATATCAAAGTCGCCAATTTAGAAAACCGCACAGCAGCGCAAGATGGTGGAATTTCTGTGCTGCGTGTATTGCTGGGAATATTTGCAGGCATCGTATTTTCATTGTGTGCGTGGGTTGGATCTTCAATTATTCAATTAAGCCAAGACCAGTCTTTAATTAAAGAGAAAGTATCACGATTGGAGGAAGCAAAAAGATGAACAGTGAAAATACTCGAGCATATCTAGCTTTCGCATTGGTGGGATTAATGTTTGTTTTAGTGATTGCTTTATTTTTTGTGGATATGCCCCGAGAAAATAGCAATCTGATTAATACAGCATTGGGCTTCATTGCAGGGGCTATGACAACTGCATGTGGCTTTTATTTTGGTAGCTCTGAATTAGAGAAAAAGAAAGGTGAATCCAATGACAACTAAACCATTCTTCGACGCCGCCCGTGTCATTGCAGGTGGTAAACTAACGCAAGCACAAGTAGATGATTTAAATAAAGTGGTCGAAAAACTTGCACCAAGTGGGAAAACGACAAGTGATGTTGGAGTGGAACTAATTTCAGGCTTCGAAGATACGCGCTTTAAAGCTTATGATGATGGTGTGGGTATCTGGACTATTGGAACTGGCACTACAGTTTATCCAAATGGTGTGAAGGTTAAGCAAGGTGATACTTGCACACCTGAACAAGCTAAAGCTTACTTTAAACACGACTTGGCCAAATTTGAAAAAACAGTAAATGAATCTGTGACAGTGCCCCTAAATCAAAATCAGTTTGATGCTTTGGTTTCTCTGACTTACAACATTGGCGCAGGTGCTTTAAAGAATTCAACTTTGCTCAAGTTGCTTAATAAAGGCGACTACAAAGGCGCTGC